CCTTGTAGTTTTTTCCATTCTTTATATTCTTTCGTTCTTTTGTCTTTTGGTTCTTTCATATTTTCGTTTTAAGACGTTTTATTTATTTTTTGGTAATCTTCATTAAGGTAATCTTCATAATCTTCACCAATAGCTTCTTTTAGCTTCTTACGACATTTATTCATTGTATTTGCTATGCTAGATAAACTTATTTTTGATTCCCTACTTAATTTTCGCATTCCTATTTTACCTGATGTGATTAGTTTAAACATATCCCTATCGTACCAATGCCATTTATTTATTTCAGCTTGTATTTTATCATCTAGTATATCATTAGCTATATGTCTAGGTGCTTGATCTTCATATCGTGTTTTCATATGATATTCTTCTAGCTGTACTTTATAAACTTTAGATTTTTGTTTAGCAAAATTTATGTAATTGTTCCTTAATGTGATCCACATAAATGCTCTATTTACTTTATTATCTACTATCAGCTTATTTTTGCTACCAGCTTTATCTATTCTTAAATATGTTTCTTGTACTATATCTTCACTATAAATACCACCACCAAAACTTCTAACTATTGCTACCCATTCATTATGACATTCAGCTAATATTTCCATGTAATGTTTCATAAAACCTACCCTTGATATATTCGCATGTCCAGTTAGAATTTATTTTTATTACAAAGGTAGGCTTGGTTTATTTATGTTTAGCTATATAATCATTTAGCTTTTTTAATGTACTCAAAGATACATCATCACCAGCTAAAAATCTATCTATATGATACTGATGGAATTTATCACCATCATCTTGTATAGCTGTTACTATTTGATTCCTAGATTTAAACTTCAGTACATTTATTATTTGATCCCTTAATTCTTGATCTTTAATATATGTCATATCGTATTTATTTAAAAAGGTAAATCATCTTCAGGTGTAGATTCACCTACTGGTTTATATGGTTCACTTACTTGTACGCTGAAATATTTTGTACCAGCTTTACTTGTGTTTAACCATAAAGATATATCTTTTTCAGAACCATCTACATTAATTTGCCCTTTATAATCAGGGTGTTTTTCGTTTTTCTTGTGTACGTTCTTAAAAATAGCACCACTATTCATTTTTGTTTCCATTGTTTATTATTTAATTATTGATTTTAATTCTTTATAGTATTCTCTACATTCTTCTACTCGTTCTTTTATAGAATTGATTAGTTTCTCATCACGTTCTATAATGTAATTCTTAACCCTTATTTCTTTAGGCATATGATCAAAATTGTGCTGTGATCTTACATACTCTATTATTTCAGGATCTTCGTCACCTTGCCAAAAAGCATTTTGTTTCCAATGCTCTCGCCTAATTTCATCTAATACCATATCTTCAGGTGTATTAATTAGACAATATGTTAAATCTGCTGTCTGAAAACCAGTTAAAAACATATAACCCATTAGTTGCCACATATATTTTTTGTCTACCTTTTCATCAAAAAAAGGAAATGTACTAGCATTCCAGCTAGACTTAACATCAGCTAAAAAAACATCAGTACATATATCAGTATGTCCAGTTATATAATCATTTTCATGTGATAGCTGTTCACCATTTATTTGTGCAAATGTTAAACCCCAGCCTAAAACATCATTAGCCATTTGTATAGATTCTTTTTCTACCCTTGTACCTTTATCAGTATATCTTGACCAAAATTCTTTTTTAATGCCTAATTCGTTTTCTAGGTATAATTCCTTTATGTATGTTTTACATGTTTCAGATAGTGTACCCTTTGTTCTGCTGTTAGTCATTATTTTTCCTAATGCACTACTTCGTATTTTCATAGCTGGTTTGTTTGTGTATTAGTTAATGAATAATTTTCCTTTAGTTTAGCTACACTATAATCACCAGCCTCTATAGATACTAATGCTTTTTTAAATGTAGCTTCATCTAGTGTAGGTTTTTTCTTTACAGCTTCACCTGATGCATCTATATCTTTTTCAGATACTAAACCTAACAAACTAGATATGCTGTAACGTCTAAAATAAGTAATAGCACTACCATAGGCTTGAAAAGGATTCATACCCTTTAATTGAACATCTTTAGGTATTTCACAAAATGTTTCTATTTGTTCACCTGATTTAGTATGGTATAAAATAGTTCTAATACCATCATTTTCTAAAGGCTGTATTACTCCTAGATTATGCTTATTTAATAAAGGTGTTATTACTCTAATTATTTCTGCTAGATCTACATAGGTGTACCCATAGCCTTTAGTATTTTGTGTTAAAATAGGTACTTCAGCTTGAAATTTAATCAATGCATCATAAATTGTTTCTTTTCGTTTTTCCATTACTTATCATTTATTGTTAATAACATGTATTTAAAGTCATTCCATTGTGACCATCTAGCTAATGATATTTCTGATAGTTTATCATTAAAACCAAATTTCTCATGCATTTTTTGACTTTTTTCCCATTCTTCACGCTCACGTTTAGTAACCTGATCTAGTAATTTATTTATTTCTTTATTCATAATTTATATTTTAGACTGCAATATAATAAATTTATACCATAGTATCAAGTAATTCTTTATATAATTCTATGTTTTCTTTATACCAGTTTAAAGATATACTACCCTTTTCTTTATTATCTATATGTTTAGCTTGTAAATACTTTGCTCTATCAGGAAAATTTTTAAAATACCATTCACCTGATTCTAATGGGTGTTTATGCCACCAGTTAATGTGACAATGAAAACATAACACTTTTAAGTTAATAGGATCATATGCTAGTCTACCATCCCTACTTACTGGTATAACATGTGATGCATGACAATTAGCACCTTCTACTTTTTTTAGGCATTTTTGACATATATTTTTATCCCTAATCTTTACTATGCTTTTTACTATCTTTTCTAGTTTATCTTTTAACTTTCTTTTTGGTGTTTTCATAGTTCTAAATTTGCTTTAATTTTTTCTAACTGATTAGATAGCTTTTCATTTTCTATTTTTAGCTTTTCTATTTCTTCTATGTGTAGGTATTGTACTATGTCATTAGTAGTATAATATGTTTTTAGATATTTATATGTAGTATTTATTTGCTCAATATCTTCTAATGAATTTTCCATAGATTCTATGATGTCTTTTCTATGTGGTGTTTTTTCTTTAAAATCTTCTAAACTAGATTCTAATTTTAATCTTAAAGTTTTTACTGATACATCAGTTTTTAATAGTTTTAATTCCATAATTCTTTTTCTTTTAGTTTTCTATAATCTTTTAATGGATCAATTCCACCTATTATAAACCCTTTACCATAGTTGTATTCAAATAGTAAAGGATCATCTAAATTTGTTTGTTTACCACCAGTAGATGTATCACGAACTTTAGCTATGTCTATCATAGTGTAATATCTCATGTCTTTATGATTCGTTAATCTATGACATATAATCATATCATCTGAACGATTACTATAGGGTTTTCCACCCTCACAATGACTTTTTAAACAAGGCTTAATACACCCATGCCAAATATGTTGCTTTGGGTATAAATTACCAGTTCTACCTGATTCAGTAACTGGATGGGTAGTAATGTAAACTGATTTTTTTGTAGTGTTACAAAAATGCCTACAATCATTTAAAAATTCATATGTATCTGAATACTGAAAACTTCTATTTAATGCTGTGACTGGATCAATTACACACATATCAGCATCAGATTCTTTAAAGACATCTAGTAATTCATGTGGTGTATATATTTTTTTATTGTCTACAAATTCAAAATTGTTTTCTATCCTAGCTGAATATCTTTGTATTTCATTGTAGCTTAATTCTTCTAAATCGCATCCTGATAGCATTACTATCATATCCCTAACTATTTGACCAGTAGAATTTTCACCTGAATATATGCACCATTTAATATCATTTATTACTGCATGACATAAAGCATACCAATTAAACCAAAATGTTTTACCTACATTATCATGCCCTAGTAAAATATTCATTTGACCTTTTTTTAGCCTAACAAAATCATCCAATGGACAGCCTATGCCTAATCCTAGTTTTATTTTACCATCTTTTACTTTATATAAATAGTCTAAATGTTCACCTTTTTTATTTATCATTGATCTGCTTCATTACATTGTTATAAAAATTATCTTGTTTATCTTCTTCAGGCATTCTTTTTAACCAGCTTTTAGCTGTTAGATATAAACTTTTGTAATTCTTATTGTTTTTGTAATTCTCTATGCTGTCTAAACATTGATCAATTTTTTTATTCGTGTATTCATTAGATAGCTTTTCATATTCTTCTACTGATATGCTCAAATGATCAAATTCCCTATATATATTCTTTTCTTTTCTTATCTTATCTGTTGAATTTTGTTTAACACTTGTTAAACTTGTGTTCTTTTTTGCTCTAATTTCAGCACTTTTTTTACCAGCTTCACTTCTTTTTATACTAATATTATTTATAGATTCCATTTGTTTATCTAAAAACAATATTGAAACATACCCATCATTAATATTTAGTAACTTAAATTCATTTAATTTTTCCCATGCTTGATCTGTAAAATATAATCTAGCATCTTCTTTACTCACTATACACCCTTTATTCCAGTAGATGCAAATAAATCTTAAATATTCAGCTTGTATTTTTAAAGGCATTTTGCTGATTTTACCCATTATCCAGTCACTAGGACTGAATTTAAACCATGTTAATTTATCCATTTTATTTATTTTAATTTATATTCTTTCTATTTTGTAAATCAGTTTAGGATCTACTTCAGCTTTTAAATTAGCATCTAAAAGATCTTTAGCA